GTCAATTCGCGCATGCTACGCCGCTGCGAGGCCTCATAATCAGCCCGCGCATTGCGGGCGAACGCGACATCCTCGCCCGACGGCAACCCATTAAAGATCGCTGCCGCACGCTGCCCTTCCGGGGTGCGTGTCGTCGCAGTCTCGAGGGTCATCATCGGACTGCGCAAATAATGCGGGCGCGACGACGACAGCAGATCCGGCAGATTGGGCTGCGACAATACCTCGTGGCTCAACAGCCCCGGCTTGGTGTCAATCCCCGCCGCCTCAAGGATCGGCTTTAATCTATCCTGCACATGCAGATAATCATCATTGCGCTCGATTCCCTCGGTGCCGAGACTTTGATTGCGCGTGTCGACCCAGCCCGGCGCCTGGAGCTGCCAGGTCTCATAGGGATTGTCGCGCCCGGCGCGGATTTCCGGGTCGAGACGGTTTAGCGAATCCCGGTAATTCTGATAAAACTTGCTGACCCCGGCATACATCCACGGATTGGCCGCGAGAAAGTTGGGATCAATCCCAAGCCGCTTGGCAACCTGGCGGTCATTGGTCGAGAGTGGCGGTCGCGAGCGATTGCCTTCGATATAATCAAAAGTGCCGGCAAAATTCCCGGTTTTTGGCGCATCGGGGTCTTCCGGCGCAAATGCCAGTTTGCGCAGCAAGCTGGGTGAAATGATGTCGGTCGCGATCGGCAATCGCTGATAGTGTTCCGCCATCGCCCCCAAGGCCCGCCGGTAATTGTCCCACGGCTCGGCCTGCGGAGAGGTGCCGCTGACCAGATTGTAAAATTGCGTGATATGAGAAGGCGGCATGTGCGGCGCCTCGGCAGCCATCCCGCGCGACGATAATTCGTACCAGTAGCGCGCCCGATCCGGGAGCTTTAGCGCGCGGTCCTCATCCTCATAGGATGCCGGCTTGGTCTCGGGGTGGTCACGAAAATACTCGTCGACCTGCTCGCGCTGCTCGGGCGAGAACGAGCGCACCCAGTCAAACGCACCGTCCCAGTCTTTATGGTACTGCTCGCGGGTGTAAGCCGCCGGTAATCCCCTGCCCGGCTTGTTGGTGTCCATTTCCAGCCAATCATCATGGTCGGGATGCACCGGTATCGTGCCGCGCCCCTGCTGCCACGGTCCGACCGCCCGCTCATGCTCCGGCAGCAATACGTCGAGATGCCGGTTTTGGATCAGTCCGCGGCGCTGTGTCCCGATTTCCTCGGCGCTCGGTATCGCCAATGGCAGATCCTGCGGCGCGACCCCGCCACGCGCCTCGTCGTCGTCAAATTCCGGTTGATGCTCGACCGGGATGAGGCTGCGCAAGTCACGCGACCATCAGATAATTGCCCGGGCGCCGTGGATCTCGCACATAGTAGCGGCCATCGCGCGCCAGACGCGCGCCCCCCACCGACGGCGCTCCCGCACCACCGCCTGGTGCCAAACCGGGAAACGGCACGACCGTCCCGCCACCAGGTGGCGGCCCGCCGGGCATTGGTCCCCCGGGCATTGGTCCCCCGGGCATTGGTCCCCCGGGCATTGGTCCCCCGGGCATCGGTCCCCCGGGCATTGGTCCCCCGGGCATCAGCCCCGGAGGCCCTGCCGCAACACCACCGGGCCCCGCACCCCCAACCGGACCAGCCGGCAGCGGCATCGGACCGCCGGGCGGCATCGCCGGGGGCGGCGGCGCCGGCACCAGCATCGGCGGCGCCGGTGGTAATTGCGGCAGCGGTTCCGGTAATCCCGACATCCGTCGCAATGTATCGGGGCTGAAATGCTGGCTCATCACACAGCCGCGCAAGCGGATCAAATCACGGGCAAACCGCGCGACTTCCTTTTGCGCTCGGGTGATCCGGCGCGTCGCAAACTGGGTCTTTAATTGTTGCGCGCCCAAGGTCTCCTGAGCATCGGTTTCGCCGCGCAAAATATCGGCGATACCGGTTACTTGATAAATGATGCGCAATACACGTTCGCGGGCATCGTATAGTTGAAGCAATACATTGGCAATTTGCTCGACAGGCAACCATTGGATCAAATTCGCCACCCCGCCTTTGTCCCCCGCAAAGGCGGCCCAGTCCTCGACCGGGATCAGCCGATTTTCCGAGCTGTCCGAGACCAATTGCTGCAGCACCAGCTTTTCCGACCCGGCATAGACCCCGGCAACCTTTAATGCCCGCTGCAGGCGATCGATCCGCGCCGTCAGCGTATCCAATTCTTGGGCCTGGTCTTGGTACTCATAGTAATCCGCGACCGGGGACCGCTTATCATTGGTGGTCGTTGCGCGCAATGCCGGTGGGCTCGGAAAAAAATCCGGCAATTGCAACGGATCGTCTTGCTGGTCGAGCGGAGCATCATTATAGCTCGTCGCGACCCACACAACGGTCTTTGTTTTATTGTCCCAAATCTCCCACACCGAGGCTTTTTTAAACGAATCGGCGAGCGGACCTTCGAGATCCTTTTGGCCGACCCCCTTGGGCGTGTAGTCGAGCGGCACCTCTTTACCGACATTGCCAAAACGGTCGATCAATTCGTCGCGCGTCAAGTAACTACGGTAAGCTTTCCACCAGATTTCCTTTTCCGTCCGCGCCGGACATTCGCGATAATCTTGCCAATATACATAGCGCACTGGTGCCTGCTCATCGGTTACTGGACGGAATGTCTTTGGTGGCGGCGCTTGTTCTTCGGCCTCGGTTTCTTCGGGCTCGTTTTCGTCCGGTATCTCTTCCTCGTCGCCGACCTGGTATTCATAGAATACCCGCGCCACCCCCCTGCCGGGTAGGAGTCTATCTTCGACAACTTGCAGCATAACATCATCAAATTCCTCTATATCTCTCTCATAGCAAAGAACGCGTTGCAAAATATCAGCGGCAAACCGTGCCATCTCTTCATTATCATTATCGGTAAATCTTCGTCTTACTTCAGGCTTTGGAGTGCGCCCATAAAGTACCGGCTTTAATACCTCTGTATTGCTCCAGAGTATGTTATATTTAGCAACGCGACCTTCATTAGCCTCGCGTTCATCACGGTAGCGCGCAATAATCTGACGGCCGATGCGCGTGAAATGCTCATCTTCGTTTTCCGCCAATTTGAGCTCGGTTTTCCAAAAACTTACGACGGCATGTGGCCCGGTGCCAAGATCGCTCGCCCGCTCGAGCGAAGCACCGGTAATCCCGATCGTCGCGAGATCGACCATACCGTCCGCTCCGCTCTAATTGGTTTGATAATTTGGCTGCTGTCGACTTTACTGGATCCGCCACGCCAGGCCGGCGGGACGACCATGAGGGCCGCCGGGCCCGACCAGGCTCAGCAGCTCATCCATTGTCATCTCATTGGCGCAGCGCAAACTCTGGCGCTGCGGCTTGGGTTTGTCGCCGGCGACGAGCCGATCGAGCATCATCCCGATCAGCGCGTAGGCGTCAACCATATCGTCCCGCGTGCCCGCCGGGAAACGCAGCAATTCATTGACAAAATCAGCCGCCCACGACGCGCGTCGCGGAAAATAGACGCGACCCATCGCGGTGCGGCCGCGGATCGCCTGCGCGCGCACCGCCTTGTCACCCACGGCTGGAAATTGACGACGATGCACATAAATCCGCCGCTCAAGCTGGCGCTTTAACAGAAATGGCCCGACCCCTTTGGCAATCTGACCCTTTTCTTCACCCCAATCGAGCGGTTTCCACAATTCGATCAGATTGAGTTGGGCATCGACCCAGACATCACTCGAGGCCTGGCCGCGCCACAGATCGAGCAGATAGATGTCGTCATTGGGATCGACCCCGGCGATCAGGTGTACCGTAAAATCACCCCCGTCGGCACTGACCGCGCAATCGGAGGCGCCATAGGTGCGCAATTGTTCGCGCGGCGGTGCCGATTCGTACCACCGGATCCATTCGCTTTTGAAATACTCACCCGATTCGGGCATTGGCTCCTGCTGGTAGAGCGCTGACCAATTACGGCTATCTCTACGAGCAATTTCAAACATTTCCGCGGTGTACCACTCCGGCCACAAACGCTCCCCAGGAGCGCGGCCCAGCGGATCATTGTCGCCGGCGAGCGCCGGCAATGACACGACCTCCCATTGCTCGCCGCCGTTTTTGGCTTCCTCCAATAACCGGCCGGCGAGATCGTCATCATGCCATCGCGTGCCGATATAGATCACTGGCGCATTGGGTAACAGACGCGTCCAGAAATCAGCCTTATACCAGTCCCAGCAGTGCTGACGCACTGTAAGACTGTCAGCCTCGGCCCGCCCCTTCACTGGGTCGTCAATGATCCCAAGGCCGGCGCGCCGCCCAGTGATACTAGCGTCAACCCCAACGGCAAAATATTCGCCGCCTTTGGCGGTCTCCCAACGTCCGGCGGCGCCGGAATCGCCACTCAGACCAAACCCAAACAATTCGCCAAAAACCGGCGAGCCGACAATATTGCGCACGCGGCGGCCAAACCGCTCGGCGAGCTCCTTGCTGTGACTGGCAGCGATCACCGGGATGCTCGGATAATTGCCCATAAACCACGGCGGAAAGAGCACGCTCGCATAGGTCGACTTGGCGCTACCGGGGGGCAGAAACAGCATCAGACGCTTGATTTCACCGCGACTGACCTTTTCCAGCTTGTCGATGATCAGGCGATGGTGCCGTGCCGGCTCGATATCGGGCATCGTCCGGCGGATAAATTCGACGAGGCTTGCACGCGCCGCAGCACGCCCGGCCTCGGCCTCGTTCTCGACCGCGCCGGCGGTGATCTCAGCGTCAACATGCCGCCGGACCCAGTCGGGATCCTCCTCCTTCGCGAGCTTCTCGTAGGAGAATCCGCGCGATTTGAGATAGCCGAGATTTTCGGCTTGCGGGCTGCGACCCGAGGGTTGCCGGTAGAGCTCGACCTCGCCACGTTCGACCAGCCAGTGACCGGGCAACGGCATACGCGAGGTGCAGATGATGCCGCGCCACGCGCAACCGCCCTCAAGCGCACCGGGGTAGCGGCCGACGATCATCCGACAATCATCGAGCACCCCCGCGGACAGATTGCGGGCATCGTCGAGCCACACCGCCGAGGCCTCGAGGGTCGGCAAGCGCCGCCGGTCGGAGGCCTCCTCCATCGCGAGAAAATCGATTTCGAGGAGCCGCCGGATGCCGTCCCCTAAATCATAAACGTAACCGTATCGCTGCTTTTTGGCGTCATAGGCGCCATCCTGGATCCACTTGCGGATCGTCGGCAGGGTATAGGCCTCGATTTCGTCGCGGCGTTGCCGCACGACCACCCAGCGCCACGCCCGCTGCCGATGAAACCGCACCGCGCGCTGCACGATGTCATAGGTTGCCGCCGATTTGCGCCCCGCATAGACGGGGCCGATCAGCGCGCGCAGCCGATGATCGGATTTGAGAAAGGCCGCGAGCTGAGCACCGGGCGGACTATAGGAGATAGTCGCCATGCCTCTAGCCCTCAGTTCCCGGTTCGTTCTCTGATGACCCAGAGACCGCGATTCAACCGGAAAACTATCAAATACGTTGTAATGAGACTGTCAAGTTTGATGACTAAGCCCATAATATCGTTTGAGAATTGCCAGGGCGGTGATGATTACACCCGCGGCCTCGGTTTGCCGGATCGCGCGCCCCGACCAACGCCACATCAGACACCACCGGGTGAGGCTCGCCTCACAACCAAGACAATGCCAAACACACGAGCCAGCTGGACTATTGATGCCACCCAGCACATCGATCGCGCCATAGACAAGACGCCGGGCTCGTTCATTGCCTTCCCGTTCATGACCATTAGCGGGGCTATAGATGAGAATGACGGGGGTGCGCGCGGGGTCCGCGGCAAACAGATGATCAAAATGCGCGAGCCGGAAATGCCGGGCGAAGGTATTGCCAGCCTTTCGTTCATCCGGCCCGATCGATCCCGCCCGCTCCATTCGCGCCAAGGTATCCAGCCCAACCCAAGGTCGACCTCTTTGGTCATGCGCATCGATGATGACCTCGGCCCGCTCGACTGGGCCATGCGCGCGGCGCTCGGGGGTTGGGCTGAGCACGAGACTGTCCACCTGGCGCGCCACAACGGCCCGCTTGTGCCTCTTTAGCAATTCTCCCTCCAGTTTTGACACCGTTGCGATATGCCTATTGCGCGCCCGGCTGCCCGACCGCGCAAACCCCCTCGTCCCGCACCGCAAGGTCATGATTTCATTTGCTTTTCTCCTTCCGCTTTCGATACCAAATTTTGCAAAATTTTTCACCCCGCCGCACGCGGAAGGCATCCGGATCCCCCGCGGTCGGCCTCGTCCCGACCTTACCTGGGGGGGGTTAAGTTATTGATCCTACCGGATAATCTGGCGGGCGGCGGCGGAGGTCGCCAACACTATGCACCCTCGCGCAGCGGTGGCCCGACAATCCAGTCTGCCATCCTCTCTCAGCCCCTCCTATGGCGATAAAGCCCACCAGACCACCCCATGGCGCCAGACAGACCCTTTTGCGCGCCAGCGAGGCTCCCAAAGGCCTGAACAGCGATTTCGCGCCCCACTAGGCACATCACGCCAAACCACTCCCGCCGGTTGTGGGGGTCGGTGAAAGTAGGGGAAAACGTAGG